CCAATCATAATCCTGGTGTGTTGCTGATTCTGTTAAAGATTTTAATTTGAATCGCTCATCGACATTAGAGCTATATTTAGAGGCTAAGTTTACTGCCATTTAGATCATCTCCCTAGATTGAGTTAAACCCTGCTAGGAAATCATCCTCCGCTTCAATTTGATTGCCTCCATGAGCCGTTACAGAGCCTACAGGAGCTTTCTTTGCATTGGAATCATTCTGCTTCAGGGTTGTTAATTGGTTACGCAATTGGCTATTTTCGTGCATCATATAAGCGAATTTAAGTGGTACACCTTTTTCAGTGGCATCCCATACACTTTGTGGAATATTGTCTTGATTTGGTACGAAATCACGGCCATTGGCTTCACGGTAGTAATCGAAAAACTCGTTGTAATCCGCATTTTTACGTTCTTCCTCCGCTTTGGCTTTGCGTTCGTTCTCGTATTGTTCACGGAATTTACGGTTTTCGAGTAGTTCATGTGCCACTTCTTCCGAGATTCCTTGTTCTACTAATTGATGAATGCGTTCTTGCTCTTGTTGCTGTCGAACGGCTTCAATGTACTCCTGTGGAGACATATTGTGCTGGCTGGCTAATTCTTCGATAAAGCTTAAACGTGGATCACTTTCAAGCGCTTGTAAACGTTCTTGGACTTTATCGTAATTCAAGCCTTTTTGTGCCAACTCTCTAGCTCGTTCTTCATCCAGCGCTAACTCTTCCTTGTTGTATTTCACTTTGAGGAATGGGTTAGTCTGTTCATCTGTTGGTTGCTCTGTTGGAGTTTCCTCTACAGGCTCAACAGGTTCATCTGTGGTTGTTTCCTCTGACTGTGGTAGGTCATCTTGGAAATCATCCGGCAAAATCATATCATCTTCAAACATGGGTAAATCCTCCTCTTCCTATGGTTGGGAAGTTTTTGAACAGTTTAACGTCATATTCAGGACAAAATAAAAACACCTACATCATAGGTGCTTGTGGTTCTGCTGGTTGTCCTTGCAATTGAGCCAATATTTGTTGCTGTATTTCTTTCGGTGCGCTATAGAAAGCTCGTTGCTCCTCTGGTTGTAATTGAGAAATTAACGTAGCTGGATCATTGGCTGCTTCATGTGCCATATCCATCTGTTGCTTAATCTTGCCGATAAGCTCCTGTTTCTGTGGAATATACTCGTCAGGAACCCTTTCCAGGTAATCCACAAAGTCGATTTTCTCTTTATCAAGAAGGGTATCAAGAGTCTGTAAAGAAGCGATTTCAGACCAATAGGAAGCTTCACCCACATCCGCACGAACATTGAGCCATTCATCCTTGAAAATGCTGAAATCATATTGCTGTAAAGATTTAACACCATTCTGTTCAATGACAACAGGTCTTGTTCCGTAATAGGTTCCCATCATATCGAGAAGCACACGGCCAATATCTTCTATCCACTCATAAAGATTCGCCTTCGGATTCTCTAATGGAATAGCAGATGACTTCTGAACCGCAATAATAGCACTCGTATTCTTTGGATTATCGATTTGCCCTAATCCTGCATCACTGATACCCAACGTTTCTTTCGTGTATTGCATGGCTTGCTCAATCGTTTGGATAATCTGACTGCTCATGTTACCAGGTTCTAAATATCCAGCTATATTTTTTATGTTGCCACTTGGGTCCATTCCGCTTACTGGAATAGATGAACCTATTTCGTTATCCCATGAAGTAATGATATCAGCGTTATACACTGCTTTAGGGAAGGCAGTCATCATCAAGTGATACATGACCATAGCGAACATCCTGTTAATAAAAATCTGATTGGGCAGCATACCTGTACAAAGCGCTCTGCCGTGGTATTGGTTCTTTTGCTTTTCCCAATTCCCCCATGCTATCGGATAGTGTTTCAAACCTGTATCGATATCTTTGAAGATATAAGCACTCTCAACACTTTTAGATACCATAATAGTGGTTTCTTCTACTTCAGTTTTGTTACCTTGTGCATCTTTCTTAACTCGCTTCACTTTCTTCTTTCGGTACACAATGATATAACGAGCTTTGCCAGATTCATCCGCTTCCACTTCGATTTTACCGCTGTCTCCAGCTGTTTCATTGAAATCACTGTCAGATTGAATGATATTTTCATCTGTTTTGTACTTCTTTGCTTCGTCTTTCAGGTTATTCACCATATCACGGCCACTAATGATGATGTAAGGCTGTACATCTACATTCGGATTATTGGCATTCCCAAACATCACATCAGTTCCATCCACCAATTCCATGCAGATTTCACCTTTGATATCCCCAAATTGATTGCCATATGGCTGCTTATCAGTATCAAAATAAAAATGAGCGCAATAATCACCTGTTTTCACACCATCAAACAAGGCATCTTTAATGCGAAAATCCATTTTAAACTTCTCAAATAGGTTACTAACCATGGCATTTGCAAAGTCAGAAGGGGAAAGCTCTTCACTCTCTCCATTATCTGCATTCAAGAGTGGTTCAAAGTGTAGTTTCGTCTTACTTGTAGTCAGCGAGCTTACAAAGAATGTACCCACACGCTTGATAATGTTGAATACTGGCTTTGGCATGTTGTTGTCAGGTAGGTTTCTCCACTGATCACCTTCAAAGAAGGCTAAGTTTGCATCCACTGTGTCATAATAATTCGGCTTTAACCGATTGTTGTATTGTTTACCAGCTTCATAGAGCTGCCAGTCTTTTGTTTTCTCCGCCAATTATTGCACCTTCTTTCGCTTCAGGGCCGTTTCTACATCATAGTTCATCATGTCCATGAAGTTTTGACGATGTTCCCTGGCTTTCCGTAGTTCATCGTTGTCAGGAGGCTTTGTATTTGCTGTTCGTTTGCTGCCATGCTTATATCCTGCGTAAAAAAAAGCTAAGAGCGCACATAAAAAGAGCACCATTGTGAGTGCTCCATAAAGAAATTCCATATAATCACCACTTTGTATAGGATGAAATACTAGGCCGTCCGCCTGTCATTTGCTTAATCGCCTTCTGATGCTTTTCAGATGGGGTTAGATTGTCTGGATCATGTTTGAGCTTCTGCTCTTCCTTGAACTTCATGGCTTCATCATTGAGGGCATACCTTACCGCATCAATAGCGTGATTGTTCTTGTCAGGATAAGCTGCTTTAAAGTTTCCATTGGCATCCTTATCTAATTCATACGTCAGGAACTCCCTGGCCGTCTCTGGACACCGTATGTCATCTATGATAATGGCTTCTAAGCTCTGCAAGAACTTAATGCCGTATTCTACACTGTCAGGACCTTTCTTCACTCCACGTATCTTCAAACCGTATTGCCTTAACTCATGCAAGCTCTTTGGTTCGGCTGAATCACCTAACACCATTTCGTTGTTTACATTTTCTTTTTTAATATAATTGTGGTATGCCGAATAGTTGGATAATCCGACTTTGTAGAGTTCATGGAAGATGTAGAGTCTTTTCTTTTTCCTATCGTAATGAGCGACAACGTAAGCCAGTGGATCAATAGCATAACCGAAGTCCAACCCACGAGAATACTTATGAAAATTAGATATTTCATCATCAGATATCCTCCTTATCTCCACATTATCGAATACCTCTCCACCTGTACCTGTCACCTCACCCAAATATTCATGCTGATAACTTGTTGGCTTCGTTTCTTTCAGGTGTTCTGCTTCAATTATGAACTGTTCTCCAAGCCATTCTTTCGGCACTGTGAGATAGTTTGAATGATGGAATAGTCTATCATCCCTGGTAAGCTGAACTTCTGCATTTACCCAGTTATTCGCACTCTTAGGAGGGTTATAACTGTAGAACACGATAAACTTCTGACCACCACGCATGAGAGACTGGTTAATCATTCGTATCTCTTCCATACCTTCGAACTCGTCAACCTCTTCATACCATATATATTTACAGTAACCACGGCTAAACTTGATGGATTTAATCTTTTTCGGTTTATCCGCCCCTCTGAATATTATCTTTTGTCCAGTGGGAAGATAAGTCAATCCCAATGGGCTGATGCTACTATGCCAGTAATGACCAACACCTAAGACTTCAATCGCCCATTGGAGCTGTTCATATACAGAGTCTTTTAATGTATCTTTAACCTTCCTCAATACAACTACATTCGCATTCGGATCTTCCATAACTCCTTTGATGGTTTCAATCCCAACAAAAGAAGATTTCGTACTGCCACGGCCACCGCCTAACCAATAGTGAGTGTGTAGTCCTTGTTTGATATCCTTATGCACTTTGTAAAAAGAAGGAGCAATCACTTCAGATAATCTAACCTTATTCATCTATATCATCTACAATTGTAACCCCTATACTGCCCTCTATTTGCTGTTTATCGGTCCATAGGGTATAACGCTTGCCGAGTAGTTCAGCTGCCTTTGTACGGTCCTTTATGGAAGGTGTATTATCAACCATTTCAAAGTGATCCTTCGCAAACAACGGAATGCGTTCTGTTTCTTCACCACGAAGAACATTTGTAAGAAAGGCTAACACTTCATCTTGGTCAGCTATCTTCTTAGTATCCTTTTTAGCGAGTCTTTCCTCTATATAAGCACGAATGCCACTATGTGCCACTAACTTATACGCATTCCCTCTCGCATACCTCTCACTATATCCAGCCTTAATCGCTGCTTGTTCAGCATTCCCTAACTGCAAATAGTAATCAGCAAAGTCTTGATGTTGTGGCTTTAATTTCACATCATTCACCGCCTCCA